CGGGTTCAGGCCACCAAGCCCAAATATTAAAGACCAAACCAAGAGACAATAACAACGCACTCCCGACGACAGGCCAACGTTTCCAAAAAGGCTTTATGTCCTTTGCTTGTGCTTCTTGCACATGCTTATTGGACTGAGAATGGCTTTTGTAAAACGGGAAATACTCCGGCTTATAAGATCGTATAGAAGTGTTTACCACCTCACCATTACAACCATCTTGAACCTTCTTGGTGTATGAGTTGCTAGACCCCATTGCGGTGTTTTTGGTACAGCGATAAGTGACTTCAATCATGTCTTTAATATCACGATGCACCTTGCGTATGTTCTGAGTCAGCAAGATGATATCAACACCATAGTGACGATGTATCGAAAACCACTCAAGAATCGCAGCCGGAAGCCCACGGGATGGTAGGCTCATATGAGCCTCATCAACAACGTACAAAGGCCCCTGTCCTTTCTCGTTTCGCCACTCATCTGAGTAATCTTCAATCTGACTAAAAGGACGACTTGTAGAGCCAAAATCCGTCAACCGACCATCAACTATCTTGATTAAGTCGCGAACATCCTCACCGAATATCTTTACGAACCAATCAACATTAAGCGTAATGTTGGTAATAACTTTGCGCCCTTCCTTGATAGCCGGAATGATATGATAAGCAACGGCCTCGTAAGTCTTACCGCCTCCTGGTCTACCTGCTATTGCATAAATCATGAGCCTAACCTCGTAAACGGAATCAGTTGAAGCATTAAGCGAACCGTGATTGCTGCAAGAATGATAGAAAGGCACTGAGGCAAACCAACTGCAGCCATAACCCACGAGACTGTTGGAGGAATTGAAGTCATATACTGACTCATATCGACAGGCGCAAAGAGCGCGAACACACCAGAAAGCAGCATGTTAACCATCTCCATAACCTGATCGACCGCCCAGAAAAATAAGTCCTTGAGCATGTTAAAAAGCGAGACTAAAAGCTGATACAAAAACACCAAAAGCTTGTTAAACAAGTCAACTAACCAATCCATATTACCCCCCGAAGATGATGCGACGCGCTGCAAAGATGGACGTCATAATGAGAACCGCACGAACGAAGCCGAAAATCCAATCAAAATTAATGTAATCCTCGAAACTGAAGTTACCGAAGAATGGAACCGGAAGAACGAAAGAAGGACGCTGAGCATTAGATAAATCTATGTTGCCGAATGAATTAACAAAGTCGTCAATCACATTGGTTTTTAGATCATTAAGTTGACCAGATACCAAACCGCCTAACCCATCAGGATAAGCAGATTCATAAAAGCCCGTACAATTGCCAGCCTCGATACAAGTGCCACCCGTACCAGCGCCGGACGTGTCAGTGTTGGCAATACCATCTAAAGTATCTGAAATACCAGCAACATCCTCAGCAATACCATCCATTGCACCCGCAATTTGTTCAACGTCATTACCAACGCCGTTAATCGCATTGGTATTTTTATTTACCGCTGTTGTTATGTCAGCGTTGGCCTGTTGAATCAGAGATTTTGTTTTACGATAGATTTCATTATCGTTAGCTTGCTGCTTTTGAATGGCCTGCGTATTGGTAACAACTGAAGCATTAAGCGCAATGATTTGATTCTGAACGTCAGCACTTGCCTGATTAATGTCAATGTTCATCGCATTGAGCGCCTTGTTTACATCCTTATTCATTCCCGTTATTGCGCTAACCACTGCCGTATCTGTCGATTCATCTGTTGGAGGGTCCTCAACATCAGGTTCATCTGTTGGAGGGTCAGGAACAACAACATCATTGTCTGAATCCGGCAAAACACTAGGGTCTTCAATGTCGCCGCCTGTTGGGTCGTCTGGGTCATGGGTTGGATCTGTATCTGGTTTTTCATCTGAATCTGGGTCTTTGAAGTTGGTGCATAAAGGGTCGGAACAAAAGGAAGGACCGCTTGGAACGTCGCACGCAGGACCAATGACAGTGTAACTGGCATAGCACCAACCAGACTCACCGCACCAAGAGCTAGAGCCGTCAATTGAAGCACCGCAACCGCCGCCTTTTGAAGAGCAAAGATAACTAGCAGGAGATGAGTTGCCCCATACAGATGAATCCCAAGCGACAGAATCATGTTCGCCCTCAACATCTTTGCACTTTTCCTCAGGAGGAAGATCACAATCAGGCTCCCAAGTTTGTTCCTTATCGCTACAGATATAGCTAAATGAGCCACCGCGTGATTCACATTGGTTTCTAGCCGCCTCAATCGCTTGAATAGTTGAAGGCAACTCACAATATGAAGGAGGCGCTTCACAAAGACCTGTTTCTGGATTGACCTCAGTACCATCAGGACAGCTATCAATAGCAGCGTAGTTAACCCACTGCTTACGCGAAGAACTACCGTAGTGATAACTCATCCAAGAGCCAGAAGTGGAAGTACTTCTAATAATGTAACGACCAGATGGGTCTTTTTTACCCACAGGGCAGTCAAAAAGATACGAGTCATCCATAACTTGACCAATAGACACAGGACAACCCGAAAGACCAGAGCCGTAAGCAACGTTCTTAACCTGAACCAATTTGGCAGAAGCACTAAACGAAACACTCAAAAGTATCACCAGTGCCGCAATGCTTTGTTTAATACTCATGTATAAACCTCATTAAAAAAGGGGACCGAAGCCCCCTATCCTCTAAAGTTTTGAGAGGCCACAAATCCAGCCATGCCACCCAAAAGCACAAAGACGATGAGAATGACATCGTGAAGAATGGCCAACATAAACTTAAGCCTTATTCACAGCACGCTTAGCAAGAGTGATAGATTTGTAGGCCATAGTGATGCCAACAATGATTAGGCCAGTAGCACCGATTTTGGTGGCAACGTCAGAAAGGTCGATTGCACTGAAAGGGTCACCACCTTCACCAGTTGCGAATGCAGCACCAGAGAAAGCAAACACAGCAACAGTAGCAGCACCACGTTTTGCGAATTTCTTCGCTTGATTAATGTATTTCATAAGTACCTCAGAGAAGTTTGATTAAACGAATTGCCATCTTGATGGCATAGGTAGAAATGAAGCCCCCAAAGAACACCAAAGAAAAACCAAGGCCGAACATTTGAGTGGCTTCAGGGCCAGTAACCTGAGTGAAATCCATCAGCGAACCGTATTCTTGAGCCGTAACCATGACGTAACCACTACAAGAAGCAGCATCAACCTCAGGAACGACAGCAATAAAACCGTCAGCGTTTGGAAGTGCGCACACAGGCATAATTAAAAACCTTACTTAGCTTTTTCAGAGACAGGACTGTCGAACAGGCTACGAATGACTTTGAAGTCACAAACCAAGTTGCGGCGCGGGTCTTCTGGGTCAGGTTCATACTCGAACTCAACAAGAGCCGGACACATAGTTGTTTCGAATTTAGCGAGAAGTGCATCATTTGGCGCAAATGGAACCTCGACAGATTCAATACCAAACGCAATTTGAGAGCCGTTTTCGTTTTCCCAAGGCTTCAGCGCCTTACCAGCAAACAAACGACCAATTTCATATTTTTTACCAGATTGCTTACCAACGCCTTTTGAGTAAGTACCACCTGTTAGAACGTAACGAACAGCCATGCTAATTCTCCATTATCTCTTTGATTATGTGTTTGTATGTATCAGGCAAGTTGAGCAAATCACCCTGCGTATCCTCAGATATGAGCAACCCGAAAACTTTCTCCAGGTCACCATCCAAGTACTTAGCAATATCCGCTAACGTGCGGCCAACTTGACGACGAGCCCAACGAATGCGCCCGTGCATATCGAGCGCAACTTGTTTCTTTTTTGTAACCACCTTTACTGGAGAGCTGGATACGATAGATGCGCTATACGCACAAATTCCGGCGAAGTAACCGCTGATATTGAGAAGCACATCGATTGGCATCTCCTTCAGCTCACACTCACTTCTAAACCAAAACATATCGAGCCCAAGCTGAGCAGCCTTGTTATAAATACGCCAGTAAATACGAGATTTGCGGTTGCCAACCTCGAATGATTCATTGATAACCTTGCCGGATGGTTCAGCGAAATAACGCTCACCAGCACTAGGGCCGCAACCCCTATCAGATG